AGGAATTGAGCTGTTGTAACTCTAGGAGAAGCGAAGCGTTTATTCATATAAAACGGTAGTTCGACTTCTAAAGTATTGTTGACATAGGTATTAGTAGCAGCCAGACCATTACCAGAATAGGGTGCTGCCCATCTTGACAACTTCTTTTGAATAAAAGAAGGAGGTGCTTGAAGTGGGTATTCATGAAAATTAATTGTACCATTGGTACCAATAATCTGGCCTCTTCGTTGCACCGTCGGAATAGTGGGGGTACTAGAGCACATAAACATATATTTCTTTCGATATCCACCGCGTACACCTGCATATTGCGGTGCAAACCATGATGAAAAAGCAGTAGGTCCTATTGTCAACTTACCGGAGAGCACACCAGGGTCCAACCCTGCTGAATCACTACCAGTATAATACGGCATATCTTTATTCGTGAGTTCATCCCAACGCGCTGATGCAGGTGTTTCGACTGGTGGAGGCCACCAAAATCGAGTGTATGTATATCTCTTGCAAAGCTCACGAATAGAACTTGGTGGATCACCGAAGAAAACATTATAAGTAGGATCATCTTGATCAGATTTACTCCCAATCGTTGTTAGTTCAGATGGCGCAGTAGGCTTGTCAGATACTGTGGTGGCACCTGTTTCCACATTTGGTTCGGAACTTTGAGAACAATAAATGTCTTCGGAACTCTTAGCCGTAGGTCCTGGGTCCCCATTATTGAAAAGATGGTAATCAATAAGATGTTCATTATTAGGGACAGCCAATTTGTAATCATCACAGGCTGATACAAATACATTAACTGAAATTGGTGCATCAATGCTTGGACAAACTAAATCATTCAATACAGCCAATTCCAACATTCCATTACACTTATCATCTGGAAGCAATCTCTGTACTGCAGAGAAATTAGAGCCAGTATCAAATGGTAGACCGCATGGCAAAAAGGGTAAGGCCTGACCCCAGCCGACGACGATCTCAAAATCATCTGTTTCAGCAATATCTATGACACGAGAATAATTCGTGTTATAATTGATAGTGCTAGTATGAGCATTTGGATCCCATCTAACCAGGATTCGACCTTTGTGAAAATCACTTTTTACGATTTGAAATCGAAATTTTAGTGAACCCTGCCAATAGCTGAAGACTGTAGACATGTGAGCCAAAGGAGTCATATGGATTTCACTATTGACGTTATCCAATTGCATAGGGCACACACGCGTATTCCAAAGTAATGTATCTGCTGATAGGTTAGGTGCCCAATCAAATTGTGTCAAATATGATTCTCTCTTACAATAATCGAGAATTCCCATCTCATCAGTTCCATCTAATCCCACAGTCCTAGAATCAACTGTCAATTCAGCTTTACTGTCCATAGTCAATTTGACGGCAGCATCTGCAGCATCTGTGTTAGCTAAATTTCCTGCAGGGGAAGGTTTCGTCAACACTACATCTGAAACTATGTTTGGTCGGGAATAACCAAATAATGAAGCAATGCGACCAGATGCATTGGCTCCTATTTGAGTGGCTGTCATATATGGGCCAATGACTGGTAAATGGGTCAAAGCTCCCGCAGCCTTTGCTACTGCAGTCGCGGGCTTAGAAATAATGCCTTGTCCATATTCATCTTTAACATTTATAGTGCTTGCTTCATCTGAGGAAGAGCGACGTCCACCACGACGACCACTCTGAGATGTCAAAACTGGAGGGTCAGAACTAGTTGGTGTAGTAAGGACTATATCTTCGGCCCAAACATAAGTAGTAATAGTAATTGGATCATCACCACCATTTGCATGGAGCAAGTTACCAAAAGATGAGATGACAATCTCACCCATATCAGACCAATCTGCGTCCGAAATACTCATGTAATTCTTCGGGAAGAAGAAAGGTAAATCCAATTGCCCTCCTGTGTTCTTAGTTGGATTAAGAAATATATGTGGTTTCTGAGAGGCTTGAATCAAATCCTGAGATATAAAATTTCTGGTTGTAGTTACAAAATCACCTCCATTGTAAGGATTATATGCAGCTAAAGCTCGACCATAATGAAATTTAGTACCAGAAATGACAAATTTAACATGTAATTTCATGCGGAGTAATTCATAATTTTTGATCTTATCTCTGACAAACGCATTTTCACAAAAAGATGCCCAAGGGTTAAATTTATAGTAAAATGGTGTACCGACTGTCCACGTTTGTGCTGATTGCCTAATAGGGCGTTCCAAGAAATTTCCTAGTGCACTATTTCCATTGTTTGCTAAATCCATTGTTAAATCATAACCACCAACTTTAGTAGTAGTCCATCCAGCATCCTGATCTGCAAAAGCAGTAATTTGTTGGTTGGATACTGCAGTCATCTCTTCTTCTCTCAATCCAGGTGAGGGTTGGGAATCTGATACCACTCCAGATTGAGAGTAATACATTTTTGCTTCCAAAAAATGAATACGCTTTTCTAGCTGACATACATGTCGATACTTCTTATCTAATTTTTGTCTTAAAATTTTATTTCGTTCTAGTAATGAATTTTTGTATTTATTAGTATTGTTATTTAATATGAGGTTGTCTTCCTCTTCTTTAATTGTATGAATTGTAATAGTAATGTAATTTATGAATATTATGTGCGACACATTAATCGACAACATAACAGTGCTATTTTGATGGAAGTCACTCCTCCGCTAAATAACGGAAATTATTGACTATTTGTGTAGCTGTCCATGGGTAGAAGGTAATGCAGAACCTCCCACGCATGCGTTATACAAACACAAACAACTATTTTTAGCTTATCCAACGTATAATTACGGTGGCCCAAGGTATAAAGCCCCCAGGGCGGGCTATGAATTCGACCTAAAGGTCGAACTTTTGGCGATACCAAATGACACGATCATCATAATCCATGATCGGTCCTACATAACCCTGAATTCCAGCATCATGTGCGACTTGTTCCAACTGAACAACTCGTTTGGTGTACACCTCGCGGCCAAATTCGAAATATTTTAATGCTACATTTTGAATAGCCTCAGCACTTGATTGTTCCATAGTTAAAATTTTAGATTTCAAATGCGTATGCAACATCTTAGCGATCGAATCCTCCTCAACAGGAGATCTATATAACTCTAGTTCATCATCCCAAACAGCATAATGCTTCAAAAATGAAGCTTCTTGCAAATTGATGAAAGGTATAGATGCAGCCTCCTTATCGGCCATGGTATATTTAATACTCACCTTAGCCAACTGTGCAGCGATAGCAGTGTGATTGAAATCATCATATCCTTTTGCCACAGTCATGATATTATCATCTCCATATGTCATTGCTGAAACTTTCGAAGTAAACAGCGGAACTTTCCACCATCCTTTCTCTCTTGCGATAGCATACCAGCAATAACGCAAGTAAAGAGAATTAACAAAACTATTAATAACAACTGTTAATGGATGCCCTGATGGATTCGAACCCATAAATTGAACTAAAGTTCCAAAATAATCATAAGTAGGATATGAAATTTCTGTCGCAATCCCACGCATAATAATGAGATCATCTCGATCATAATTTCCACTTCTCTCTGCTAACTTGATCAAAAGCTTAAAAGCAGCTAACATAAATTGGGGACTCATACGTCCATCAAATTTGGCATAGTCGCCAGCAATAGCTCGATCCCACCCATGCTTTCCAATGTGCTCAAATAACTCCGTCCATTCAGGTGATTGGACAACAGTTCCAACTGCGCACTCAGTAGCTATCTTATTTCGCTGCACCAAAGCTGCCAGAGTAAGAAAATACTTACGCACAAGCATAACAAAAGGCATATTTGCAGCAGCAAATACCCGAACTTTATCTGCTGTCAATTTAGTGGGTGTATCTTTCAATGATGATTTGAAAATAGAATTAATGGACTCTCCTGCCAAAAGTCTAGCCTCCATTGAACTTATCTGTTTGAGTATCATGGGATCAATATTTCGAGGACAAGCAATACCCTCAACAATTCGATCTGATTTACTTACGAATTGTGTCTTAGGTCCTAATCCAGGGAAACCAATATTAGTGGAAAAATTCATAGCATTAATTCCCAAGACCCCATCAAGACCAGCAAGATTCACGTCATCACTAATCTTTCCAACCTTAATGAATTCCGTATCAGGAATTGTCATAAGGCAAAGACCATAATCTGTAACAGCCTTATTTAACAATTCGGAATCAAATTCAGTTGCGGTATCGACCTTCCCGGCAAGATCGACTTCCTTATGTCGTTGAGCGCTCATCTCCTTAGGCGGTCCATGCTTCTTCTCAATTTCCATAATGCTAGTAACAGCGGATGAGATAACAGAAGTAACTACTGAACTTTTAGGAGTTGAACGTGATGATCCATTATGTCCCCCGTGCACACGAATTTTGGAATCCAATCCCAAATTATTCGTAATGCATTTTATATGAGGTGCAGTTAATGGTCCAAACTCAATATCCATACTCTTTGTCTCTATAGGAGTAGCTGAATGAGAAATCAACACACAGGGTCGCTCATCGAGTTTAGAAATAGCATCCAACAAAGCCGCTCTAGTGAGTACACCTGCTGCTCCATTATGGCCTCTACCAGCTAAATGGTGTCCGGCGATGAAAGGCATGCCATTAACTAGTCCAACTAGAGTTGCCATACATAATCCACCAAAAGTGTCCTCGGGGAATCTATATTTATAGCCTTGAAAGACACCTCCTTGAGTCGTAACAATTCTACCGCGAGTAGCCATCATATTTGAAAATTTAACCAATCGTCCTTCATTATTATATATGGTAAAAACTTCAACTTTCTTACCCTCATCTATATCTTTTGGGTAATAATCAATTATATCACGGTGTAATCCAGCTCCCGGACAATACCAAACAGCAAAATCAGTTCCAGGAACACGTATAGCCACTTTATTATCTAAAGGCATTTTCTTGAACGTATGCCCGCCAATTTTAGTCAGCGTCACATACTCAGTCTTTGATGTAACCATGTGATTTGGAAGTAGAAGAACATTACTCTTAAGTGGTATGACATTACAAAATATTCCGGATTCTTTCTCCACAACCATCAATTTATTTCCAATTAGATTTGTAAAATTTTCTGCAGTAATTGTACGTGATTTCTCACTAACTCCTGCATCACCAAAACGATAATTGCGTTCACGAGCGTGCACATCCCAAAATTCAGTTTCATTTTGCCAAGATTTAGCATCTGGTTCTAAAGTAATAGGTAATGCCGATTGCGCCGTAGGTAATGCTTTCCAATTTTTAGCTAATATAACTAATAATTTCCATATACCAATGCCTAGCAAAACATACAGGATCCTCAACTTTGTACTCCATTTCATCTCACGAAAATATTCGGAAGGCAATTTTACAATAGCAAACTCCTTGATGGTAGAATGCCGCAAAGTATAATAGCGTTCAGTAAGATAAAGGATGTACCAAATTGTGAAAATGAGAATCATCCATGAACCTCTCACATGAAAACACACATCAAATCCAAGAGTGATAGCAACAGAGATGAGATAATATCCAACACTATTCACAACAGTTTCCTTCATCTTATCGCGCATGAGATAAACTACAACCGCTGACCCACATTGTGAAGAAAGAAAGGTTTGTAAGAAAGCATTTATCCATGCAACAACGCGGATTTCCAAAGCAAAAAGATATTCTTTAACCTCAGTAAGATCCGGAATACCAGCACTCAAATCCATAGATTTAAGATAATCGGCAGCTTCTTTAAGATCTGATAAACCAGCTTGTGAATCTAATGGAACAGGAGCAGTGAGATCAGGTACATCATCACAAGAGATAGAGCAAACATCACACAAACCAGTAGGTAAGGAGCACGCACACAAAGGCATATTAGATAATTCTCGTTGAGCCTTAACAAATGCTCTTTGATGAGCAAAGTGTTCCTTAGAATCACTCCTCAAAAAACGCAACAATGTTTTAATATCAATATCTACCATATCCTTTCCTTCAAATTTACGGGGTATGTAAATGACACATCGCGTCTTTCCTGATTTAAATTTATCACCAGTCAAGTTCTCCCTATAACGGGGTTCCTCTACAGTGTACAAGGCGATATCGGGAAATTGATCACCAGACATGTGAGTAACTTTGGTGCTATCCAACATAGTTGTGCCAGCTTTGCGGTACTCGGGGCGAACTTTTTGAGTGATTGTGGCTTCAAAACGGCGATTGATTGATAATGGTTCATTCGATAACTGATTAGACAATAAATCTTTAATATTGGTCGTAGCGGTAACTACCATCGGTTCAATCATCACTTTGCCCTTCATATCGGCTATTGCATTCAAAGCAGCCATCACCATATTATTTAAAAACATGATAACGGGTAAAGTGGGAGATCCCTCAGTACGATCTAAGGCAGTATTACAAATATCATCGAATATCACTCCTTTATGATACGTAGCAAATTCAGATTGATACTTATCTTCCATATTCAGGGAAATCACAGCTCTGGGACTATAATCAAAACCATTTACTTGAAGTACATATCTAGTCACGGCTGCTGCTTGTGCTGATTTTCCTACTCCAGATGGTCCATAAAAAAGCATTCCATATGGCTTTATACGAATACCATCTTTTTTAGACAATGTACGAGAAGTTTCAATATCACGTAAAACAGCAAGTCTGGAAGAATAATAAGCTCTTTCACCATCTTTACATGTATTCAAAAAAGATAATGTCTGCTCAATACATTCATGTATACGACGATCGTAAGTTTCATCATCGACTTCAACTTCTCTTCCAAGATCAACACGAACTTTTTGGGATTTAATGAAAGTGTATTCATCATCATAAGCATTCTTTGCCTCTGAACGGAAAAACATATCAATGTCTCCAGATTCATAGACACAAAAAAGTTTATCATAAACTAATTTACCAAAAGCAATGCATTTCTCAATCAATTGCACAGCGGTGACACGCTGACGCAATGGTTCAGAAACAAATAATGATACACCATTATAAGAAAAGTCAATTTTATTCAAGTATCCTAGAGAAATCATCATTCGAAATATATGATGTAATTCAGAAAAAACTTGACTTTCTTTAAATAAAGCCCAATACTTAGTAATATCTGATACTGAAAAGTCAGGAATTTGGATGTGGAAATCGGAAGCTATATCACGAAGCATCAACCAATACTTGCCAAATTTGTTGGTGATCCAATCAGGCGCATCCATCGTAAAATTAATGGCTTCCTTAACACCAAATTGAGACTTAAGAACTTGCTTAGGTTCTTTAGGCTCGGGTACATCAATAAAGTCGTCATCATCTTCATCATCGGATTCATATCCAAGACCATATTGAAGGGGCGGAACATCAGCATTAGGATCTTTCTTCTTTCGACGCGCACGTTCCTTTCGAATGACTGATTTCCTCACATTTCTCTTTCGAGACTCATACTTACTCTTTCCATAACCATCTTGGCTCTTCAAAACAACCTTTTCAAAGAACATTCGATAAAGAGAAGCACCGTTAATAAATATAAAAAATTTATAACTCGTACCCCACATATAATACCAATGGGGGTACGTAACAAATAACAAAAAAGTGACACATTTGCCCTTCAATTTGGGCACAATAAACCTTCTTTCGAAAGCTAAATAAAAACATAAAATAGAAAAACACAAACAGGTACTAATTACTACATAGACTTCCCAGAAATACTGAATAGGAACAGGTGCAACATCGCAACCTAATTCTTCAACAACATACTGGTTGTCAAACTCAACACCACGAATGGCGGAGAACTCCTGGTCGTTTAAATTTGATTCCTCGAATAAAGAAACTTGCATAATTTAAGCGGAGTTTAGGGACTAGCCTCAACGGGCTAAACAAAACCAAGACTATATCGTCTCAATCTAATTAATAAGATAACTATCAGTAACCTCAAAACACATACAGAGACACGGTAAATTTAGGTGACCATACCTCCTCACTCAGGTTGTCGTGAGGTAAACGTGCATATATATATTTGTATTGTTTGCTTATGGCGAGTACAAGTGCGTTTGTTAAATCGAAACCAACGGACCAATTCTTACCACAAATTTGTTAGATCTACAATCTCTCTTCTACCCTGCTGCGGGTGGAGATTGGTTAAAGCGAAATCAATAAATGTGGGTGGGATTCCATTGGGTACGAAAACTCACAAGCAATAATTACTAGTCATCAAATGTCATATCATGAAATTCAATGATCTATACAAAAAAGTCGAAACACAGCTCATCCTTACGGGCTGCTACAACTAAATTGCAGAAAAAGGGGGGGGGTGTGATTTGATTCTCAGAGTTGACTCTCTGGGGTGACGGCATAAACGTACGGAAAAGTAGTCACAACTAATCCATTCATACGGTCATCACTTAGGAATTGGTTAATTTCCGGAGTGGTGACTAAATAACATATCTACATACAGTGTTATAATCTATAAATTAAACTTTCGTCTATTTCATAGGTCTCTCATTAAAATCTCAGCAAATGTGATTAGGGGGTTCTACCCCTATTCAACACGTCTAAGACTATAAAAATAAGAGCAGAACAAAACTGCAGTGAATATGAATGATTGCCGGGTGTCGCGGTAAAAC